CGCCAGACTTGCGGCCCGGCGAGAGCGTAATACTGGCCATTAAGATATGGCGCTCGGGTGATGGTGAGTCGGGTCATGCCGTCCAGGATATCGTTGATGGTCACCGCGCCCTGCGCTTGCGTGAGGGCTTGGAGACCGGCGAATGTCTGGGTCGCGCCGACGTAGCGACGGTTGCCCGCGCCAGTAATATCGGCAACCTCCTGGTTGCGGATGAGACTGTCTGCGTGCAACGCCACGTCTTCGCCCATGACTCCGGTCATGTTTTTCAGCGTGTCGAAGAGGTTCGTCCAGGAGAGGACATCACTGATTTTCGCTGCCATGTCGTATTGCTGAAGCGTGGCATCAATGAAGGCATAGTTGTAATCACGAAACGTCGTGGTTGCGATACCTTCACCGCTTTGCCCTACGTTGGCGGCGTTAGCAACGTCACCTCTGGTGAACCGCATTTGCGTGGCGCCCTGTTCGCGTGGAAAGGGCACCTTTTGGCCGAACTGAGCCATGACGAGCAGTTGAACTGCATGGGGCAGAAGCCTTCTATTGAAATACTTCTGATACTGCCCAATGATACCGGCTGAGCCGGTAGTCAGTAATGGCATCTAAATTCTCCTTTTAGGGTTTAGCGCCCCATAAGAGAATCCTCTCGTCGCGTCAGGTCCCGCAAATAGGCTTCCTCTTCGTCAAGACTCATGTCCTCCTGACGGCTCGGGACGCCTTGGGGTGGCCTTCCTGGCCCTCCCCTCGCGGGTTGTGACGAAACTTGATAACCCTCCAGCTGGGCGCGTAATCGTTCGTTTTCCTCCCGTAACTCGGAATCCGAACCGGCTGCCAATAGCAAGGTTGCTATTTCCACTGCTTTTTGGAACCCCTGAGGGATGTAGAAGAGATAAGGGTGCTCGTTGATGATCCGGTCAGTCTCCGCCGTCAGCGGGCTGTTCGGGTCCATCAGGCCTGGGAGCGCTTTGATGGTCACCTCCATGTCGTTGCGCCACGCCAGCTCGTATTGAGCCTCCTGCCGCTGCGCAACCTGCTGGTTGGCCACCTGCTCCAATTCCAGCACCGTTTCCAGGCTTTTCATGGCGTTCTCGTAGTCGCCGCTCTGGCGAAATTGCAAGTAAGCGCTGTGATAGCCGTTAAGGTCGATGCCGTCCTTTTGGAGCGGTGGCACCTGTGATTCCTGCTGAAGCTGCTCCAGGCGCCGCTGGTCCTGCCATTCCGCCTGCTGTGCGCGAAAAGCTTCTTTTTCGCTCTGCAGGCGCTGCCAGCTGCGGTCCTTTCGCTCCTGCTCGCGGCTTTCACGCTCGCGTGCCTGTGCGTAAGGGCTTTTTGGCGGTGGAGGTGGCTGTGGCTCCGGTTCTTGGCCTTTGAATCTTCCTCTTTCGTCCCTCTCCCGCGCTTCCACCTGTTCGGGTGGCTGCGGAGGTGGTTCCGGCTCGGGTTCCGAGTCGGGTGGTGTTTCCGGCCTCTGAGGCGGCCGCGGTTCCTCTGCCGGTGGCGCGAGTGTTTCCGGCGGTGACGCGCCTTCCGAATCGGCAGGCCGACCTTCAGTGAGGTCCTGCTGGCGACCGAGATCGCGCAGCGCCTGCTCTTCGGCGTCTATTGGTTCTGCTGCTGTCATGACCTTTTCGAGGGACTCACCTGTTAACGCTGCGGAACTCCCCCTCTATTTGTTGTTCCGTCGGCGTCTCCGATGCGCTCGGAGAGGGCGAAAGTTCTAAAAGACTGTCCACGAAAGCGACCATTCCACGGATGCCCCACGCCACGCCGGCCATGTATTCCGAGTGCGCCTGTTCCATGATGGCTCGCTGGGCGCTCATATGCACCTTTTCCACCCACTGATGGCGCAGCTTGATGCCGGTGTCGGACACGAGAAAATTGGAGAGCGCTCGAGCGTTTTCGTCAGTCCAGTAGCCAAAGGGGATTTCCGAAGGAGGAAAGTGGCGCCAGAAGAACCATGCCGCCCGGAGCCTGCGAACAAAGTTGCTCATTGCATCATCCCCGGCGGTTGAGGTTGGGCTTGCATTGGAGGCGGTTCAGGAGGCACGGCAGGGTTATCTAGCAAAGTAATGGGAGGCAGGTTCATGTCTGTCAATACCTTGTTTATGTCAGCTTCCGTGACTTTCACCCCGCTCTTGATCAACGCGGCCACGGCGTTGGCCACCTTGGTGGCGTCGCTCACTCGGTCGCTCTGAATGGATGAGATGTCCGTGGCTGTCGGTGGTGCGGCCGGTTGCTGGGGCTGCTGCGCTCCGGCCGCTGGGCTCGCTCCTGGGCCTGGGATCACGTTCCCCGGCATCTGATCCATGACGGCCACCTTCTGCAGATAGTCGATCAGCGGAGCGACGGCCTGACGGATGGCGTTCAGGTTCGGGTCTTTCTTCTGGTTCAGGCTCATCATGTGGCTCTGGATGTGTTGAAGGAAGAGCCGAGCCGTCTTGGGGTCGATTGGCTTTTGCTGCGCCAGCTCGGCGTCCACGTAGCCCTGAAGGCACTGCAGATGGGCGCTGTCGTTGTCTGAAGGCTGCACCTGCGCCGGAAACCCGAGCAGCATGATGGAAATCTCCTGCGCCTGCTGTTCCATCTGGTTCGCCTGCTCGACGCCGGGGTCCTGGTAGGCGCGTTTGATAAGGCGCGGGTCGTCGATCTCCACCAGATTTTTCTCCAGCTCCTGACGCTTCCAATAGGGGCTTTGGCCGAGCAGCTGAAGGCGAGCCACCGCCTTTTGCATGGCCGCGGGTTTGTTCCAGCTGTCGGCCGAACCGTTGGGCATGATCTCGTATTCTCCCACGAGCGCGTCGGGAGGCACCTGACCCACCACGTCGTAGAGCACGTAGGTGAGGCTTTGGTTGTCGTATTGTTTGTAAAGCTCCCAGCACATATTGAAGATGTCGCCGAGATCGAGACGGAACACACGGGCTCGCATATCGTCGCTGAGCCCGCTTTGGCCGATGATCGCGTCGATCTGGGTGGCGGTGACGTTACCGCGACCACTGGGGCGGGCGGCGAGATGTTCCGTCGCACCCAGATCGGGGATTGTGACGCGATACTCGGCCAGGGCACGAGTCATTTGCATTTCCTGGTCGAAATTGATGGGAGGCGCCGGCATCACGGCCGGCTCAAGGCCCTGCGGGAGGCTCGACCCGGGGAGAATACTGACGTTGCCGGTGTTCACGATGCCCTGCATGTTCTTGAACAGCGGCTTGTTCACGTAATCCATGTAGTCGTGCTTGAAATTCCACTGCCGAGTGAGCGAATCCTCAAAGGCAGCCACTATCTCGGGGATTCCGCGCGGTGAATACCATCCCTCGTCCTTGATCTCCGTTCGGAGCGAGCAAAACGGGTATTTGCCGGCGTTCTTGCCCCCGTATGGGAGCACCTGGCGCGGGCGCACGAACTCTTTGGCGTCCAGCTGCTGCGGCGAGTAAGTGTCGAACACCACTTTGCCATTCTCGCGGCTGTAGACCTCCCAAATGATGATCTGGTCGCCTGTCTTGCTGTAAGTGATGCCCTCGCGGCGCTTGATCGTGTCCCATTGCGTTCCGACACCGTAGATTCCGGTCTCGGCGGTCGTGTTACCCTTGATCCTGTTAATGAAGTCCTCGTCCTGCCGAAAGTCCTTGTTCTTTTTGTAGTCGGCCACGCTCAACAGCATGACGTGCACGCACCAGGGAGCGTCCTGGAGGTCTTCAACATCGGCCGGAAGAATGAAGTAGATGGGCGAGATGGCCGAGAAGCAGAGCTTTTTCTCCGCGAAGTCCCAGTAGATTTTCATTGGCGCACGGCCAGCCATGAGCATCGCGTCAATCGTGGTCAGAATCTTGCGCTGGAAGTTGGTCTTTTGCTTCAGACGATAATCAAACCAGCTCGCCACCTCGCTCGTGGTATCCGATGGCTGGGTCTTTAATGAAATGAAGGCGGCAAACTGGTCGGTGGCGAAGAGCTGCTTGTAGTAGAAGGGCTTCATCCGCTCGATGAGCGAGTCGATGAGCGGGAAGTGCAGGTCTGCCGCTCCCGCGTATGGCGGGTTGATGCGGCGCAGCCCGGTGTGGCGCATCTTATACCAAGTCTCCTGCCGCATATCCCACGTTGTGCGGTCCTTGATGGCGTCGAGGATCTCGGTGCAGTTGTCGAAGTAGTTATTGGGCGTTTCCATGCTTTACCTCCATCCGGCGCTGCCGCCAGCTTCCTCGAGCACGCGGTGATAGGCCATGTCGCGCCCCTGATCGTGCCAGTCGCGGAAGTCGACGACTTTCTCAAAGATCGAGTAGTCGACAGCGGCCATGGCGCCGAACACGGCGTCAGCCTTGTTGGGCGAGGGGACGTTGCGCCGGCGCATATCGTATTTTTCTTCAGCCTGCCATTTGCCGGAGGGGTGCAGCTTTTTCTGGCGCGTGGTCATCTCCGCGATCAGCGCGTCGTCGCGCGGAAGTATCCATTCACACCGGCTGATGGCCGCGGCCCCCTCCATCCACGCTTTTGCAGACCAGCTCTTGTAGGTGGGATCGTGCGGGAGCGCCTGACCGAAATTCTGGCGCCCGATCTGCCAGCCGGCAGACGAAATGAGGTCGAGCATCTCCTTGTCGCTGGCGTCGCCGGCGATCTGGTTCGCGCGGAGCTTCATTTCGACGAAATGGCGCACGAAACGGCCGGCTGCGGCCTCTTTGTTGGCCTCTTTCCAGCAGGCAATGATTTGAATCTTGTTGCCGTCCCGAAGTGCGATCACATTGTCGTCATGGCCTCCCCCGAAATCACAGAAGGCAAAAATAAACCCAGGCCTGTGCGGAGGCGGGTTGTCCAAGCAGCGCCGGAGGTCAGTGTCGCTCAGGATGTATTGATCGAGTTCGTCCTGATCCATGAACTCTCCGAAAATGCAGCTCCGAGTGAATGGATGGTTGATCCCGTAGGTAGCGATCACCCGCTCCACTTTGTCTTTAGAAATGTGTGGGCAATCCTTCAGACCCGCTTGGATGCAGACGTATTGCTGGCGATGCTCCGTAAAGGCCTTGAAAAATACGCCTCGCTTGGTGCCCGGACTGCTGGCAAGGAGCTTCGCATTGTAACTGCAGCGATCAATACCCGTGAAGATGTCCTCTTTCACGTTCTTAGCTTCGTCCACGATCCACAGTAGCGGACTGTCAATGTCGTTGCCCTTCTGGAAGCCCTCGACTCGTCCGGCGTCATCGGTCGTGAAGAAAACGGCTCGCCCTCCGGTGGGAGTGGTGAGGCGATAGTATGGGCTTTTAACGCTGTGCCAGCCCAGCTTGTGCTCAACGCGATCAAGAGCGGGGAGGATTTGCTCGGTAAGCTGCTTTTGGTCGGCAGTCGTGCCGGCCACTTTCCCCTGCGGGTGCATGGAAAGCCACCACCCGGTGAGCCCGGCGATAATCAGGCTTGAGCGGCCGCCTTCGTTCGGAGAAACGCACGCCACCTGCACCATTTTTGCGCTTTTGCCGGTCGAAAGCAAAAACGGGTTCATCGCGTCGCACTGCCACTCGTAAAGGCTGGGGAATCCGAGCACGCCCTCGGCAAAACCGGCCGGTGTAGACAAAAGCTCGTCTGCGTCCCGTCTTCCTGGGCCTCTGCGCCGTTTCATCATCGGTAAATCCGCTGGCCTCCTGGCATATATTGTTGCGGAATCCCGAATCGCATCGCGCCTCCGCCACCACCGCCTTGGCCGGCCATTGGAGGCCCAAACACCTGCCACAGCGTCGCTCCGCGTGGCCGTCCCGTTGGAATACCGCCGGCAGACACGCCAACGGATTGGTCCCATCCCCACTGCGATGGGCCCCCGCCCATGCCAAATCTGCGCCGGAATCCCTCGCCAGGATCAAACCCGCCACCGCCCCTTGGACCCCCTCCTGGGCCTCCTACGCCTCCAAAATTGGGGTTGTATGGCGAGCCACCGCCAAAAGGCACGTTTAAATCCGGATAGCCACCGCCTGGGCCTCCCGGAGCGCCGCCTCCGCCGTATGGACCGCTGCTCGGCTGAAAGCTCGGATCATAAGAAGGACCACCACCGGACGGAAAGCCACC